ACCCGTGCTAGCATTAAACTCGCGTGCTACCGATTCGAGCATGTCACCCTCACGCTGACCGGCACCTAACTCCCAGTCAGTACGAGTACGCTTCCATACACCAGCCTGATTAAGTGTCTGTTCACCCGGCGTGCCCTGCGTATCAAAGCCCTGCCTAATAGGATCTACTGTGGCACGGGCAAATCGTGACAGATCAATGTTATATTTACGGTTACCAAGCCTGATAGGTAGGGCATCACGAACAGTTTGATGGAGCGGCATGACTACCGAACAGTGGTCGGAAACACAGACGAGACAACGGCATCCGTCCGGATCCCATACTTCGCCATCAGACGGCGCGCCTCCTGACTCACCCGACGGTCATACTGCCCCTGTAATACCACTGAGTACCTTACGCGATCACCGGCAGCAACGGCTGCATCAGTCCGACTACTTCCTTGGGCATGAGGATCCAGACGAAGAGATTCCTCCCCTAGAACAAGTGATGCTGCTGCTCCTAGTGCTGGAATATCTGTCATCTCAGTCGTCATTCCTACAGTGGATACGAGATCAGTGCCCAGAACTAGAGTACCTGTTACAAACGGATGAGCATACGTCAGATTAACTGTCACTGCCTTTTCGATAGGTTCCTGCCGCACCAACTTATAGGCACCGGCATACTCCTGAACTTTGACATTAAAACTCAGCAGCCTGTCCTCACCAGAACGGGCTGTGCGAGTAGCAGATAAAATCTGGTTGAACCCGTTACTAAATGTTACCGTTTGAGTCTGCTCCGTGGTACTAAAAGAAGCAGTCGTAGTGGCTACCGCGTACAAGTTATTAGGCAAGGCAACGATAGCGTCCTTGACTGCCTCAAGGACCTGATGACCGGTAAACCGTGGTTCGACCTCAATCGCCGTACCTGCAGCCCACGCATACCCAGCACTACCATCTACACCACGCTGCACAGTTGCATATTCACCGTTACGAGCATGAACATACATAGTCTCATAAGGATTAGTACCGTCACCTACTGAAATATAAGACCCGGCACGAATACCATCAGTCTGATACTTCAACCTAATAGTAGTGCCATCAGCCGCAAGAAGAGTATGTACCGCATCCAATTCGGTGCGTGTATTGCTATGAAGCAGCCGCTTCGTGCGAATTACAGCGTCACCAACAGTAGGCATAGTTCGATCCTAGTGGGTAGTAGGGGGCGGGGACAGGCCCCACCCCCCACTATCCTGCTTCGGCACAGGTTACTTACGGGGTATCCGTGTAGCCAGTCAGTGTAGTGAACTTGCCCATATGCTGTTCACCCTTCACCTGAAGGCCTTCCTCACAGACAATCTGCACCTTGTCAGCGTCGCCAGTCTTGGACAATGGCTCCACAACGAGGGGCTGAATCACCCGACGCTGAATGCCGTCCTTCTGGACAACGAATGCGCTTTCGGTATGGCACCAACGGTTCCGCACCAACTGTGTCTCACCAAACTCGTGGAACACAGAGGTAACAGGCACCCGACCACGACGAGGATCGTCAATGACGGTACGCACCCGACCGGAATCCGTGATGGCGTTCAGATCTGCAAACGTAGCCGGGTTAGCGATCAGAAGATCGGGAACACCGCCTGCGTTGTAGCATTTCTGCATCAACGTCTGCAACTCGGCCACATCCAAACAATTGCTGGACGCATCCGTGTTAGTGGTAATGAAGTTCATCAAGCCACCGGTTGACCGGCGCTTGCTTGAAGTATCATCAACGGGCTTACCGTAAAGGTACGCCTGCTCACGGGTGATGACGTTCTCAACGGTCCTGCCATACAACTGCTTGGCAAACTCGTCGTTCACGCCATACCGGGTGATCTGCTGTTCTGTACGCGTCATGTTAACGGGCGTTGGCCCAAAAATCTGCGTATAGTTTTCGCGGATCGTCCGGTCAGCCGTCCGGGCGGTACCCGGATCGGAACCCTCAACCAGCGCAGTACCGACACAAATAATCGTGTCGTCTACTGTTGGAACAGGCCAGACTGAAGCATTGATCCAGTCTTGTACCTCTATAACTCCCGTACCGGTCGTTATATCGGTAACAATCTTAATCGCTCCGTTGACAGTCTCATCTTCTGCACCATTGTTCAGAAGATCGCCAATCTGGAACTTAAAGACATCGCTAGTGGAGACAGTGATTTCTGTAGTACCTGCCCCTCCAGCGCCCGTCGTTGCTGATATCTGTGCACGGGGAAGCAAAAGTTCCTCGTCCATCCATTTGAATTCTGTCTGATCGACACCAGAACTGGCAAGCAACTGTCGCCCATCAGTCCCGATACCGTTGATAAATGGCGAATCAATGGGCGAAATCATATAAATGAGTTCGTCCATGTTGATCTTGACGCCGACGGCTAAGTCATAACTGGTGACTTTGCCTGAGTAACCTACGATGGTCACGATTTCACGCTCCTAGTAGTTAAGTGGATTGGTTCTTTTTCCTCCGCAGAATCCGCTCATACTTTTTGCGATTATCGGCAAAGTCTTTGACACCTATCCGACTACCCTCTTTGTCCAGATACGGAACAAAGGATCCATCCCGCCTAGTTTCACCAGCGGTTCCCTTCTCCCAGACCGGGTTGGCCTGAGGTGGAGGAACCTTATTCTTCTGAGATGGCGCAGCCGCAGCCGTTAAGGCTGGCGATTGGAGAATCCGCTTCGCAGTTTCTTCTCCACAATCCTGACAAACCTTGTCGGGATTGTCCGCTATCCGCTGTACCAGTTCGTACTGAACATGGCACTCAGAACATCGGTAAACATATGTAGGCATTACCTGTCAGTAAGAACCCGTGAATCAGGGTCCGCCCCACCCGCTGCTTCTAGCACCGTGTGAATGAACGTGGCTGCGGAGTCTTCCTTCGGACGACCCGCATCCATCATCGCCTTGAACTCACGATGACCTGCGTCGTATGGGCTTTCTGTCTGGTTTTCAGGTGGAACCGTGTTTTCAGCAAGCGCCCGTCGTTCCTGAGTTGCCTGACGATCTGAATCATCAGACATTTCCCGAACCGGGGCTGAGGCTTCCCGAAGGATGCCCAACTCTGCTGCTTCGGCACGAAGGAGGTCTGTTTCCAGTTCCCCGTCGTAAGCCTTGTAGAGAAGTTGCCCTGCTTTCGTATCTGTATCGACTCCGGCTTTTAGAAACGCCATCTCGCGTTTCATAGCATCAAGTTCCTGCGTTGCTTTCTTGCCACGTTCTGCGGCGTCACGCAAGTCTTTGATCCCGCCAGTGTCATCTTCTGGGTAGTCATCCATGATGTCTCTCCGTTGCCGTGTCGCACATAGTAGGAGGGTCTATGTGGTGGGACTATGTATGAACCTCGCCGGTTGTCAAGCCGGATCGGCCTCCACTTTGTACGCGCTAGGAGCGTGGGAGTCCCTAGCGGCTATGTTGTAAGCGACACACCCGGCCTAAGGCGTCACAGGCGGCCTACATGAGTAACCCTAGCACACCCAGACACGGGATTGCTACTACGGCGCGCCCGGATGGTTGGAAAGGAAGGCTTCATACGCTTCCGGGCTATTCAAAACAATAGTCACACCCGCTGGTGTATCCTTCTTACCTATTGTCATAGTGATTGTGCCGACTAACGTGCCGATGGCAACAAGTAGCGCAGTGATTCCTGCTATGAGTTTGGTTACGTTACTCACCAGTTCTCGTCGTACCAGTCATCGCACCACTTCCGGGTGCGGCAAGCCTGCTCGTTCATATCAGTACGCCACCACAAGTCACCTAGTTCCCAACCCATTTCCTCTAGGCGCTGCTGGATCTCTTCGATCTCGTCAACCCACTCAGGCTCCCTGTCAGCATCAAGCAACAGGGCGGCGACTGAATCCTGTAGGTCTTCAAGGTCGTCAGATACATCCTCATAAGCGGCCTGCTCTATCGCCACCAAAGATTCCACCATGTCAGTAGTGGCTAGACCAGACAGATCCACTTCGGGAATAGCCTGAATGGCTGCTAACAACTGGGCGCTGGTAACAAGATTGCTGGTATCAACGACCTCAATCTCTGCTACCGAATGCTCCAACTGATCTATACGGCTGGCGACCTGAGCAGCGTTCCAAGTAACTACAGCACTGACAGCAATGATCGACCCAACAAGGCCCAAGGTTAGTTTAGATACTTGGACCTTCTTCAGTTGGTCAACCACATCGTCAGACATTACGACGCTGCCGACGCCGATCCGTCACCAAACCTAGAGGCAACAACACCCTTGACAAGACTCAACGCAGCCGTAGCACCAGCCAACGCAGCCGCCTTAGCATTACCGATATCCCCACCAACAACAAAGATACCGAGGAACGCCTGAATAAAGGTAGCGGCTACCCGCTCAAGAACATCCTTAGTAAACACTCTTTACCTTCTTTCCGGTTTTCTTAGCGTGCTTTTTAGCAGCAGCCTTACCCTTTTTGGTATAGGCAAACTTCTTCTTACCAACTTTAGGCATTAGCCGATCCGAATCCTGTAGTCGTACCCGATACCATAGCACCGCCACCGCCTGCGAAGTCAGCCGCACGCTCTCGTCTACGACGATTAACTCTGTCCATGACATCGCTATCTAATTGAAGTGCGGCTGATACACCTTCATCTGTAATCTTAAAGTCCTCTTCGCCTGCACGTTCTGCAAACAGTGAAGCCTGCCCCGCCAATGCGGTGTATGCCTCTTGGAGTTGCTGATTGGAGTAGTCAAGATCAGCGATATCTTCCGCCATCTGCTTAGAAATACCCTGCTCGTCAAGAGATCTTTTTGCCAAGCCACCGGCCATAGCAGCCCCAGCCTTTGTCGCAAGATCCGTGAGTTCCGCTGTGGGATCTAGGTAGGAGGCCAACAGGGCGTTCTCCCCCTCTGACCCATACCACTGTTCGAACTGTTGCAGCACCTCTTCGGGGGCGTCCAGAACTGCTGCCACCCCTCTTGTGATCCGGGTGTCCAACTGCTGCAACGAGACGTTCCCACTGATGAGGTTACCGATGTATTCTTTTGTGCTTCGGCCACCTTCTGCGATGATCGAATCAAGACCGTACTGCGTCATCAGTTCATGGAAACGGTCTTCATAAGAAAGATAATCTTGGATGTCGATAGCGTTGTACCCACCGTCTATCCGTGGGTGGTAGCCGGGGAACCTGACCTTGAACTCATGCTGTTCGTATAGTTCAGGCAACAAGTCGGCTGCTTCATCCGGTGGCAACATCACTGTGCCTGTCTCGGCGTC